AGGTGGTGGAGGCAAAGGCTTAGATTCTCCTATGGTATCCGCTGCGGCTGCCGCTATGGGACCTGAAGCACAGGCTGCTTTGATGGCGGCTAAAGCAGCATTGAAGATTATTAACGTAGTTAAAGATACTGTTAATAAAGGTATCAACATGGTTGACGCCCGCACTGATAGGGGCTACCAATCAGCGTTAATCAATGACCGACAAAGCGTCATGTACCAACAAATGTATGGTGTGACGCAGCAACAGAACTACAACGTTTTTAGGCAACCTTTAAACAATTACCGTTTAGGACCTGGTGGCATTAACGCCATGCTGCAACTACAAGCAACTACTGGGTTAAATGCTCAAAAGATGGCGCCAAGTGTGGAAGGTATCCGAGCCATTACAGGTTACGGAATGGACACAGGCACCGTAAATAACATGATTGCAAACATGGCTGCCCCAGAAACCAATAACCGTCTAACAATGACACTTGGTACAGGTATTTATGGTCCTGGTGGTAAGCAACGAACCCCGATGAGCGTTATTCAAGCAATCGTTCGTGGTGCTGGTTTAACTAATGAAAAAGTTGTAAAAGGCGCAATGCAACCTGGGTCCATGACTAGGGCACGTCTTACAGCCATGGGTGTTCCAGAAGATATGCAAGATGTAGTTATTCAGTATGCCATGGAGAACATCCAGTATCAAAAGAAAACTGGCGGGAAAAAGGGTATGTATAACCCTAGCGACCGTGACCAACTTAAGACCATGGGTATTGATAAGAACTTTGCTACTGAAAAAGAAGTAACAGACACGAAGAAAGAACTTCGTGATGAGCACTACTACAACAAGCAAAAAGATAATTACGCCTCTATGGAACGTAACACCCAGAAGATGGAAACGTTAACCATGAAAATTGAGGACTTGACATCCGCAATTATAGGGGCACGCATCTCTACAAGAGGAAACCCCATTACTGTTGGCTTAGGTAAAATCTTTGGTGCTCTAAACCCTTTTGGTGACCCTGTAGAAAAAGGAAAGAGTTCTAAAGCAACTCAAGTATCCTCTGGAAGTCGTGGCGCATCAAGAGTTCCTTCAAACATTAACAGTAAGTTTGGAGACCGTCTACAAAGCATGATGGCAGAACGACCAGGTGTTTCTATTGGTCAAGGGTTCCGTTCCTCTGCCGCTCAACGCACCATGTTCTTATCTCGCTACTCAAAGACTTCTGAAAAAACAGGTGTTTATTGGGACGGTTCCTATTGGAAAAAGCATTCAGGTGTCCCTGACGCTGCACCTCCTGGTATGTCTATGCACGAATTGGGTCTTGCGGCTGACTTGCACTATGCGACTAAGGCTGATGAGAATTGGGTTCAACAAAATGCTGCTCGCTTTGGTCTTAAAACCATTGCAAGTATCAACGAACCTTGGCACGTACAGCCAGCAGAACTTCCAAATAGTCGCCGTGAATATGAAAAAGGTGGAGCCATTTGGGGTCGTGGACCTTCTGGTGCGGCTCAGTTTCCTTTTGATGCCACCTTTGAAGGTAACGCCGAAAGTACTTCAAGCAGCCTCAGCACCACTACCGCTATTCAAATAAACTCACAGATGAGTATTTCAGATTCAATTACTTTTGACCGTGCTTCAAACCGTATGAGGTTAGGTGGTGGTGGAGCAGGTGGGCGCATGGTTACACTGCGTACTGCTGGGAAAAACAACACTGACAGTGAAGCCACCCCACCAGCAGGTTTACGAATGAAGCATTCAGATAAATACAACAAAGATTATTGGGTGCCAGATCGTGCGTTTACTACAGCAGATTGGGAAGCCATTGCTACAAATGAATCGGGTGTTACAGGCGGCAACTGGCGTTTCCGTACTAAAGGACCTAATTATGCTGGTGGCCTTGCTATGCTCCGAGACAACTGGGTTGCTTATGGTGGTTTAGAGTTTGGTCCTAAAAACTCATTTGAGCAAGTTGCTACAGAAGCAGAACAAATTATGGTGGCTAACCGTGCCGCTTTTACTGGTTGGACAAACCCTGATACTAAGAAGTTTAACCCACCCGCTGGAATTGGCGGTTGGGAAAGTGTTAGAAACAATTTGATCAAATGGCCTGCCATTTCTACAAATGGTGGTGACCCTATGGAAGTACCCTCTCGTGGAGGAGGCGGTAATAAGACAGTAATTATGGAAGGTGGAGGAATTACGATTGCTCCTAATATCTATGTGCAGTCCACGGGTAACAACACCGCAGACGCTAATAGGATCGCCCAAGAGATAGCCGATATTGTTGCAAGAAGAGTAAAGACAACAGCACTAAGGAGCAGGTAATGGCTAACCCACGTACTTACGCTACAGAACAATTTTACAATTTTAATTCATATGAAGGTGGCTATGCACCTACAGAAGATGGTTACTTTGGTAAAAATGACAACGTTAAGTTTATGTACCCTGGCGAGTCTCATAAAAATGCACATACAGGGATAACTACTAAAGTACAACGTGGTTATATGAGAATGATTACGGAAGCATATGGCAATGATAGTGCCTCCAGATCACTGGCAAAACGAAGGTTTCATTTTCAATTTAACCCTGATGTACTCGTGCGTTCTGTTACAGCCCGTAATGACGTTCAATTTTGGATGAATCAAGACCCAGGTCAGTTAGTGTCCCCTATACCTGGTGATGCCAACTTTGCTTTTGAGTTTATATTAAACAGGGAAGCAGAGGTGGCATCTGGAAGGGATGCCAATGGAAGTACTGCGGAAAGATACAGCACTAGAAGAGATGCCTCAGGTTGGAGTGGATTTGGTGCAACTTCTTCAACTAGGACTGATTCAAGTGGGCATTCTGGTTTTGGTGCAACGTCTGCACCTATAACTAACCCAACTAGGCCATACGACATTGGGGTACTTGCAGACCTCATCGTGTTTGACGCCATCATTGGGCAAGGACTTAACGCAGATTTACTAAACGCTATTATTAGTAAGTACAACGCTAACGTTAAAACCTTTAAAGCCACGAACACAGGAGCCTCAGCGGATAAAACTCTAGACGGTCAAGATATGGCTTCCGTAGTGGGTACAGAAGCCATTGCAAAGAAAACCTTAAATAGTGCAGTAGGTAACTCTGCGTTTCTTATTTCTCAACCTGTTCGTGTTGTTTTTTCTTCTTTGTACATGGTAGAAGGTTTTGTAACATCGTCTACGGTTACTTTTAATAAATTTAATCCTGCTATGGTACCTACACAGTGCACGGTTAGTATCAATATGCAAGCAATGTACATTGGTTTTGCTGCAAAAGATACATTCTTGACAACAACATTGCGAGATGCTAATGCAGCCTACGTAGAAGATGCTGCTCAAGCCGATGGAGAAGTCACATCCATAGGACAGTTGACGTTATACAAGGACAATCTGAGAATCGCAACGCTAGGGTATATAACACCAAAAGAAATACTTACAAAATCAAATAACGGTTCGGCATGGGAATTTGCATTTAATAAAACTTCAGAGTTAAGTGCTGCTATGAAAGCAGGAAGTATAACTAATATTAATGCTCATATAGAAATTACAATGAGGTATAAAGGAAGGGTAGACGGTAGTGTCCCTGTGATGCCCACGTCGTACTACAAAATAGACGACGTCGTGCATACAATCAGTGCAGATATACAAGAAAAAGAATCAGCCAAAGGACCAACGGGAGCCACGTATCCTAGTTTTTTGTTTGAAATGGTGCGTGCCACTCCTGAACTGTCAAAACCTTGGGATACCAATGCTAACGCTTTATATGAATTTGAAGCGCATGTCACCTTTGATGTAGATAGCCCTACAGTAGGTAACCAACCAGCGTTAGACAAGTTTCAAATAAAAGAAACAGTTAGATGGGATCAAAAACTTTACAGCAACAAAGCAACAAGGGAAAACTAATAATGGCACTTAACACTTCTTCTAGGTATACCACAGAAATTGATGTGGATACAGGGTCTGTTGTGGCTGTTCGCAAAGTTAACCGACCTACCGCTTACACAAACTATACAACTGCTACTAATGAAACATTTGAATTAATTGCTGTGCGCATATTTCGTGATGCAACTCAATACTGGCAAATTGCAGATCTAAACCCACATGTAAAGTTTCCAGACCACATTCCTGTAGGAACTGTTATCCGCATACCCTCATGATTTTTAAAAGCACACATCCAGGTTCTCCAGATGTATCTGTTGTCCTCAGTGGAGTTTCTGTTGACTACACCACCATACAGTCGGTAACAGTTGACATGCATGAAAATATGCACGACATGGCAACCATTACGTTTTCTGGTTTAATTCCTGTGGGTATCACTGATTATATTGGTGTTCCCGTGTATATATCTATTGCAGCAGGGGTTAGGCAAAACGTAGAGTTTTTTGGATATGTTTCATTTATTGAACCGCTTATGGAAACCCGAAAAGGTTTAGTTAATAACAGCCCTGTTCAATCTGCTGTGGCTACATGCATGGGTGCGTCATATGACATGACTTTACCTAAATATAGAACTTGGGAAAAAACAACTCTTCCACAATTAGTGGAAAAGATTGCTACATCCTATGGGTACTCCTATGCTGTGCCAAACGATTCTTTTGTTTGGCAACGGTTACTACAGAATGGCATATCAGATTGGGATATTTTACTTAAAGCATGCCAAGCCGTTGGGTACTCTTTAACAACTTCTGCAACACATATACATATCTATGACCCTTACAAAACAATATTTAGACAACTTCCATACGTAGAACTTGTCACTGTAAAAGGTGCCTATGGAGATATTCAGTATGCACCTGGACGCATTATGGAATTTAAGGGTCTTTTTGGAAACACAACTTTAGATGGAATAGTTTACAATTATGATTTTGTAGGTCTTGACTCAACAGGGAGTGTTGTAAAAGCCTCTACCAACAACGAGTCTTACTCTAAGTATGGAGAACTCGTAGAACGTGTAAACACGGCAGAAGCAACTGCAAACGTGACATCTCAAGAAATGTTAAACAAGTTTGCAGGGGCTTCAACAAAAACTAACTACCCGTATAATGCTACTGTTGTGACTACAGGTATACCTGACCCTGTACCTGGGTCTGTTGTTAAAATAGATAAATACGCTTCTAACTTTGATGGTTTTTGGTTGGTGCGTGGGGTAAAACATATAATATCCCGCTCTAATTATGTCACTGAATTAACAATTTCTACAGATTCAACTACAGGAAAAGAATATGAAACAGTAACTGTAAGCGCTTTTAAGACTCCTCCTGTACCCCAATTAAGTAACAACCAATGGGAAGCCTCCGTAGACTTTGGGGACGTCTATGTTTGATAATCCTGTATACCGAGCAATCGTCCACTACTCTGACAGTTCTACAGGTCTTATAAGAGTTCGTGTCCCTGTGCTTTCAGGGGCTTCCAGCATTCTAGACATCTCCTACATTGGTAGAACAGCGTACAATGGAGTCTGGGCAGTTCCTGAAATTGGATCACAAATAGTAGTCACCGCTGACGATGCAAACCTTACAAATGTGTTTTGGGTACAGGTAGCCCCTGTTCCTGCCACGGCTGTAGACCTTGCAGAAGTCCTAGTACGCCTTAATGAACTAGAGTTGTATAGAGATGCTTTACTTTTAGGAGTTTTTGAATAATTTATGTCAGCCATTAAAACACCATTCCAAATAGCACCGTCGGGACGAGTTGCGCACGTGTTGGATCAAAACACTATTGCCCGACAACAAATACTGGATGTTTTAACAACCTCAAAGTTTGAACGAACTATGAGGGCAGGGTATGGTGCTGGGGCTAATGAACTCATGTATGAGCCTGTAGATGAACTAATTTTCTCAGAGTTTAAAGTAGATGCCATGATGGAACTTAATAAACAAGTGCATATGGCTTCTGTAATTGATATCAGAGTAGCACCACTATCTACCCCGTATTTTGGAGACGGTGAGAATACGTCTATTGAAGTATCCGTTTATTATAAAACAAATGCACCAGGAGTGCAATCCCTTACTTTTAATGTTGTTTCTCCAGACACACTTACCGAGGAGTCCTAAACCATGGCTACATTTGATTACACCAGCAGAGATTACAATTCAATCCAGGCTGACCTCTTGGCTAGGGCAAGTAGAGTTTTACCAGAATGGACTAGCCGAGACGCTTCTGATTTTGGTGTGCTCATGGTGGATCTTTGGGCATACATGGGTGACACACTCCATTATTACATTGACCGTGCTGCAAAAGAATCATTTCTTGGAACGGCTACTCAACGTGAAAGTGTTATAGCAATTGCTAATTTGCTTGATTACCTTCCAACAGGACGACGTTCAGCAACAGCGTCAATCACTATTAATGCTGCCAATACAACAGCAACAGATAGCACTCCAATCTACATACCAAAAAATACAAGATTTGTAGCATCTCCTTTGGTTGACACAGCCTCCAGTGTTATTTTTACTTCTAATACACCAATTGCTTTTGTGGGAACCTCAACAGGTGCAAGTGTGAATCTTGTTTCAAACGGTGTCACTTATAACACTTACTCAAAAAGTACAATTGTTACTGTGCCTCTTACGGAAGGTGAACTTTTTACTGAAACTTATACATCTACAGGGTTGCTTAATCAAAGAATTACACTACGCCAAACAGGTACCGTTACAAGCAGTATCGGTGTAATGGTAAATGAAGGAGCCGCTGGTGCAGACATATCCTATGGTTACGTTGATAGATTAATTGAGGGTAACAGTAGTGACAAGATATTTGCAGTAGACATTACCGCAGACAATTACTCAGTAGTAACCTTTGGTAACAATATTAACGGAATCATTCCAGCCATAAACTCCACCATAACAATTACATACCGAAAGAGCCGTGGTAGCGCAGGCAATGTTGTTGTGGGTGCAATCAAAGCCATTGAAAGTACACTTGTTCCTAACAAGCCAGCCCTTGATGGTTTGGTAATTATTCCAAACACTTCACAAGCAATTGGTGGTATTGACATTGAATCAATGGCCTCACTTAAAGCAAATATTCCAGCATCATTTCGTTCGCAAGACCGTGCTGTGTCTCTTCAAGATTACAAAGATCTTATTTTAAGAGTTCCTGGTATTGTGCGATCTACGGCATATTTAAGTGGCAGTACTGTAAACATATTGGCAGCATCCCAACCGTCTGATTATGGGTCTACAAATACGCTGGTACTGACTACTGATGAAGTTACCAAAATTACAGACTACTTAAGCCCAAGACAAATTACTTTTGTAACGTCTAGCGTCGGTGCTTCTGTGTCATTAACACCTATTAACCTTGTTGGTAGCGTTCAAATAAAAGACAATTACATTCAAGAAAGTGTTTATGCAAACGTTGTTGTAGCCATTAAGAATCTATTTAGTTTTGATAATGCAGACTTTGGAAATAAAGTGTCATTGGGAGAGTTGTATAGAACGATGTTAGCCGTAGACGGGGTGGACTATGCAGTAATTACCAGGTTTACTACAACAGGTTCTAACGTGATTGACAGTGCATCTGGTTTTACAGGAGTGAAGGCTGCGACTACATCTATGCTTGTGTTCAGTAGTATTTCTACTGCATTTACGCTTGTTCCAAGCGGTGGCATTACTGCTTCTGGAGGTTAATAGTGTCAAGACAATCTTTTAGATTACGAAGGTCTTCTGGTGCGGGGGACGCTATTGGCGTAGGTTCCTTTGTACGTGGTACTTCCGATATTCAACGTTTAGCGGGTGCTTCTGTTGTTGATCAAGACTCCGCTCTTAGATCTACAGGAATTATTACAGTAACACAAACGTCAGATCTTTCTTATTTCTTTGCTAGTGCTATTGAGTACAATGCAGTACTTTTGAATTGGACATTAACCGAGGAATTTGTGGATGTAGCCACAATAGGCATTGGTGATAGCGGACTTATTGGGATTGCTATTGTTTATTCAGACGTTGGATACCCTGAAACAGTTGCTGACGGTAAGGTAATTGTGCAAGGTGCTGTAAACACTTATCTACACCAAGCACAAATTACAATTAATACAGATGCAGGTGTCACGTACATAAGTGAACCTGAACCAGGTAGATGGGCTTACTACACCCTTTTTGGCTATTACAATACTGACGGTGTTGATGGTTCTTTCTTTTATGAAAGACTTACCTCTTTGGAAGTTATTGTCCCTTACGATTACGGTTCTCGTTCAGATATGTGGAACAGGATTCCTTTGTATTACCGCCTTGCAGACACTGACACGGCATACCTTGACCCTTCTAGTTTAAATAGAGGGCAGTTAGAACGCTACATTGACGTCTTTGGTTTTGAAGTAGACAGAATGAAAACCATTATTGATTCCAGCATGGTTCAATATGACCCAATTTTGGCTGATGCCAATGCAATTGCTGAACTTAGTAGCATGCTTGGACTTGAGGTAGACCGTAATGATATTGGTATTGGACGTGTGCGTGCCTTACTACATGATATTGGAGCCATTAGAAGACAAAAAGGTACAATAAATGCTACAAAAGCGTATGTCACTGCGGTCAGTGGAGGCAACGTATCCGTATTCACTGGTGCAAGCGCTCCTTACTTTACGTTTGCTGTGCACGCTCAAAGAGCCAACCTTATTGCTAACCCACAATTCGTTGGAAATACTTCTTGGAATGTTACTTCTCAATATGGTGTTACGACGGTTGGTGCATCACATGGAATTACGATTACAGCAGGAGCCACCCCTACTAAAGTAGCCATTAGGTCTACGGTAGGAGTTCCTGTAGACGCAGATACCGTGTATTACACATCGTCTAGTACTACAGGTGCTTCAGCACCACTACATACTTATGGTGGGTTATGGCATACATCAGCATCTTGGAATGACTGGGGAAGTGTCACAGCGGATGTAACTGAACTTGCTGCTGGCATTAGTGGACGTTCATATTTTGAAATGGCAGATACGGCTACCACGGGTACCAAGTATCCAGTATTCGTAATAGGTCTTGCGGCTAATCAATCAATTACTTTTAAATATTGGATGGTGGAGCCTAATAAGTATGGCGATTTCTTTGACGGTGACTCTGTCTTTGGTGGGTTTCTTTATCAAGGATTTGCTTCCGACTTTAAATGGGCTGGAACAAAGTATGCTTCTTACTCCATCTACACAACCAATAGAAAAAAGACCCAAACGGCAATAACCCAATTGCTTCCTCAAATTCTGCCTGTTACCCTAATGGGGACAAGCGGTGGAATTAATAAGTACGCAACACAATTTGATTGGATTCCTGGAAAGACTTTATGACCTATTTGATTGCAGGGTTAGCCGTTTACAAGTTGATGCAAGTGCTAGATCTACTTACACCTAGAGAAGCAATGCCCTGGGTCAAAGTTCTTATTGGAGTTGCCTTTGGGTATGGCTCATTATTTATTTTAAATATCCACGACAAGTGGATTTCGGGGTTGGCTGTTGCTACTATTGCAGGTGCCTGCCACGGAGTACTTAGATTGATTACTCTCATGGGAGATACAGCACAACGCAAATCAATCAAATAAACGGAGCACAAGTGTTAAAAACATATGGAGTACTAGGTAACGGAAATACAAATAAGAATGTCATTGAAGATGCATTACGTGAATTAGGGACTGACAACGAGTTCATCGTTGCGTGTGGTTCAAAGACATCTGAATCAGAGTCACGAGTTTTGAACTGGCTCATTGACATGGAAGTGTTTTACAAGGTGATACATGCAGGTAAGGCGCCTGAAGCATTTCTTGAGAAAGCAATGACCGTGCATGTTCATCAAGACCCCGTAGTGCCAATGTTAAAGTTGCTAAAGAGCGCTTCGGGAACATTGCTACTTCTTTGGGATGATGCCCAAATAGATCGCATGGAAAAGATTTGTATTGCTGCGGCAGATGCAGGTATCCCAATTCTAGATTTGACAAATGGTCTTGTACCGATCATGGTCACTGGCGAAGACACACAAGAACAAGCAGAACCAACAGAGACCGAAGAAGTAGAAATAGAACCGTTCAGCCACGACGAGATGATGTCAATGTCAATTGGTGTTCTGCGCAAGACCGCAAAGTCACAAGGAATTGTTGTGGACCAACACGCCACAAAAGAAGACATTGTAAAAGCCATCATGTCAGATGAGCCTATTGAGGTAGAAGAGGAAGAGATACTCCCACCTATTGAGTTAGGTACGTTTCATGTTGTAACTAGCGCCCCAACTGCCCAAGCAATTACTAGTTCTTATAACACCTGCATGCTTACAGCAACATTCCCTAGTGGAGTAATCATGAGCCGTCCTGCAAACGTGGAAGAAGTCAAACAGTTGTTTGGCTTTGGGTCAACTATTTAGTTGAAGCCTTAACAATCCCATTTGCGTAATGCTAAAGCCTTACGAGTAGGTTCACCGTTTGGCTTCTTCATTGGACCTTCCATGCCACCCATACGAGCGCAAAAAGACTTACGGCGAGCCGCAGACTTTGGAGATTTACTAGCCTGTTTTTTAGATACAGGAGGTTTGAGGTTATGCCCTTCTGCTTTTGCAGACGCACGACCTTTAGCGTTTAAGCCGCCTTCAGGGTTCTTACCCTCTTTGCGTTGCCATGCAGGTGATTTAGCCATTACTTTGCTTTCTTATGAGGGTGCTTTGAATGCCAGTTCTTAGTAGCAGCAACACCTTCTTTAACTGTCTTGGCTCCAGCCATTTGAGTTAAATTGATCTTGTCATTCTTTCCCTTGGTTTTGCCAAGGTGATCTACAATGATCTTATTATCTTTTGCGTAAATGACATGAGGCTCGCCACCAGCAGAAATGGTTGCTGGTGATTGTTTCTTCTTTGCTGCCATTATTTCTTTTTAACCTTTTTGGCTAATGTTTTATCCATCTTGGTATCTTCCTTGCGAGAAGGTTTTTTCTTGTCCATAGCCTCATCAGCCTTGGCAAACTTCTTTTTCTCTTCTGGAGTCATACCTTTCATGACTTTTGCATCTTGCTTTTTATCTGACATATTTGCCATTACTTTTTTCCTTTTTTAGAAGCAGCCATGTTGTCTATGAGGTTTGGGTAAGGACGACCAGCGGCCTTAGCCCGAGCCTTTGCTTTTGACTTTTGCTCAGGCGATAACTTTCCTGATTTCTTTTTGGGATTAGGTGTATCCCAAACCTCTTTTTTAGACGCCATAACTATTTCTTCTTAGCGATTTTCTTTGCAGCCTTTTTAGGACCTTTGCCGTAACCTGCTTGTTTTTTGTCGGTCATACCGCAACCACATGTCTTGCACATAAAATACCTTATCCTTCTTTGTAGGGATTTTACCAGTGTAGCAATTAGGAGGAGGGCTAGTTTGACACGGACGCAGGTTGAAAGGAGGGAAAGACCTGCGCTCTGTAAACCCTGAGGAGGTTGCCCTCCCCCTAACGCTTATCATCACTATACAGCACCAAATTAAGTGATGGTGCTTATTAGTGGTGTGGACAGTGTAGCATGGGCAACCCAATGTTGAACAACCTGAGGAGCGTAAGTAATGGCACGAAATAATAGGTTAAGTGGACCATTTCTTCCCGTTCCGAGGTGGGTGCTTCCGTACATTGCAACGGATTACATTTCGCATGCCGTACTGAATCACTTCCTCCAGTACCTGCACCCAGATACCCAGGAACTGACAACCTCCTACCAACACATCGCAGAGCAGATGGGGTGTGACCGACGGACAGTGATCCGCTCTATCAAGCGCCTAGAGGAAATTGGGCTGATCGTAAAGCAACAACGAACGAAGAATAATAAGAACCTGACGAACCGCTACTACGTCAACTTTAATAACCCAATGGTGACACACGAGTCACCACTAGTAGTGACTCTGGAGACACTAGGTAGTGTCACGGGAGACACCACTAGTAGTGTCACCAGTGACACCCAATCAAGAGTAAATATCAAGAGTAAAAGAATCAAGAAAGGGGAAATTTCTAAAGTGAACATTGATTGGAGATTGGTAAATGAAGAAGCAGATTGATGACTGGGGCACAGGGCTAGGAGCAGACCCCGACCGTCAGCCAGAGATACACATCCCGAAGGGGAACTCCCGCTCGGCTCTGGTCTACTTCTTTCGTGACAACATGCCCACCGAAGCCATGGACAGAATCACCGCCACGGTCAACGCTCCCGCACTTATGAAGGGCTTTGCCAAACTTACACAACGAGGCTTTACAGTAGACCAAATACATGCCATGATCATGGCCTTCGCAAGAGACATAACACGGAGACCGCTACCAGTGGAAGTAGCGCCGTGGAGAGCCTTTCTAGCGAACTTAGACAAGTATGCAAAGGATGCAACAAAACATGAAGACACTGATACAACAACCCCCTCAATTGACCCGAGGCTCTCGGAAGCCTAAAGCCACCATTCATTGTGTGCTCTGTGATATTTATTTCTTATACGCAGATGCATACTTAACTCATCCTTGTGCGGTATCATCGTTACCCCCTCACAAAATGGATACACATGACTGACTGGAAGAGTTCAAAATACTGGCGCAATCGTTCTACAGAGGAGCGCTTGCGTAACTTGCGCCTTCCACCTCGTTATAAGAATTGCTCGTTCAATTCTTTTGAGAGCACAGAGTCATCCGCACCATTCAGTAGCGCTGTTAGTAAATGGGCAGGCAACATTGACAAGCGTATGGAAGACGGCATGGGTTTATATATCCATGGCAAAACAGGTTTAGGTAAAACACATCTAGCCGTTGCGGCTTTAAAAGAAGCAGTTACAAAACACGAGTTGAGTGGACTCTTTCTTTCTTACGACATCTACGTTGAGATGGTTCATGACGCTCGTAACAATGACAACGAACTTCCTGACATGTATGGTGACGCCAATTTGCTTAAGTATGTTCGCCGTGTTTATGACGTTGTCGTAATTGACAACTTGAACGCAGACCGTTTGACCGACTACATGGCAAAGACAGTTTCCAGCATGATTGAATCACGCTATGACATGCAGTTGCCAACCATCTTTACAACGGACATCAATCCCGATAAGTTGTCGGTGCTGTACACCAGCCGTGTGCAGTCCATCATTCGTGAGTCTTGTTATTTAATACACATCACAGGAGAAGATTACAGGGGGCAACAATAATGCCAAGCAAAGTACGACCACCAAAGACACGTGCACAATTGGATAGAGTTAATTTAGTAAACCGACAAAAACGTGCACGTAAATCGGTATGCATTGAAGGACTGCGCAGATGCGCTTATCCAGAATGTACAACTATCTTGAGTCGCTTTAACTCAAGGGATATCTGCGCTCCCCATGAGCGGCTAACTGCTCGCACTACTACCCCCAGTCTTTTTAATTGTGATTTTTGATGCTCAAGAATGACATTCAGTCATTTGATGACATCGGGTACGGGGTTATCTTTGAAGATCTTTTAGCGAGTCCACCTGAAGGTTTAAAAGCAGTAGGTAGCGCTCTATACAAGAATCGTAATAACTGGAACCGAGTACTTAATCTTTGGACACCACATGACCTTCCATTGAAGGCTCTCTATGACACAACACATCGTTTAGGCATTGGTGCAGAGGTCTTCACCCTCCTGCATGAAGATGCAGTTGATGCTATTGACAATTGGTTACAACGTAAAGGAATGTCTCTTCCTATTTTTTATTATAAAACTTTAGGAGATCTTGAATATGACTTGCGTTTCAAGAGGTCAGTCCGTACAATCTTTGTTCCACACCAAGACCAGGCAGCAGTGTTAGGTATTCGTGCGACAGTCACATCATCTACGAGCGCTTGGGTACTTTAAATGGCATCAACTGAACATCTCCTCATCAGCAAGGTCATTCAAACTGCTGACCTTAGTGAAGTCATTGATGCAGGGTTACGTCCAGAACACTTTAGTGGTGAGTGGTCAGATGTTTGGTTGTGGGTTCTCAACTACTGGCGTGAGTACGCCACCATTCCGTCTCCACGAGTATTCAAACAAGAGTATGGAGATACCCGTTTACTCAACGCAGAGAACGAACCATTCGCCGCACTCATTGACGAGATTTATATTGCGTACAAACAACAGCATCTTGTTGACGCCATCACATCGGCACTACCTGCTCTTAACAACAATGAAACAGAAGTCGCTTTTAATAAACTCTCAGAAGGTTTGCAAAAAGCCTCAGTGGAAGTTGCACGCCTCCGAGATATTGACCTCACACAATCATGGGAAGGACGTCTAGCAAAATATGAAGAAATGCGCAACACTCCGAACGGTCTTCGTGGCATTCCAACGGGGTTCCTTGGTCTTGATCGGATCACTGCTGGTCTTCGGCCTCAGCAACTTGTCACTTTCGTGGGTGAAGCGAAAAAAGGAAAATCGCTAATCACTCTCATCATGGCACAAGCCGCACACAACCACGGCATTGTTCCCATGTATGTTTCATTTGAAATGAGTATTGAAGAGCAAGCGGCTCGTTATGACGCCATCATCTCAGGCATTCCACACACACGCATCATCCGTGGTGACTTAACAGCGCAAGACATGGATAAGTTAAACAAGGTGTTGGGTCTTCGTAAAAACATGCAACCTTTTATCATGACGGAAGATACTCACTCACTCACTACGGTGAGCGCTCTTGCGGGCAAGGTACAACAGCACAGACCACGCCTCCTCATTGTTGACGGTGTGTATCTCATGGACGATGAAAACGGTGAGCCAAAGGGTTCACCTCAGGCGCTTACAAACATCACCCGTTCACTTAAACGGCTCGCTCAACGCTTTGACATTCCAATCATTGGAACTACACAAGTACTGTCTTGGAAATTAGGTAACAAGAAGTCAAGGCAAATCACGGCAGAGGCGATAGGTTACACATCCTCCTTCGCACAAGACTCCGATCTTGTGCTGGGTGTTGAGTCAGATCCAGATATAGACAATCAAGCAATTATCAGAGTAGTGCTTTCCCGATCTTCACCTAAAGGAGAAGTTCGTATTAAGTGGGATTGGGACACGATGAACTTTACGGAGGTAGACGAAAATGCTGACGGCGACAGTGACAACTGGTACTACTAATATCGCAGACGTCCTAGTGGAACTTGGCGTGGATGTACGCCGCACAAGTGGTCGTGAGATTTCAGGGTGTTGCCCTGTACACGAGAAGCGCACAGGGCGTGCGGATGGTTCCCCATCATGGTCAATGAATGCAGAGAGTGGTCTTTGGATCTGTCACTCTTGTGGTGCCAGGGGGACACTTGCTTCACTTGTTTCTGAGTTGACAGGTAATCCTGACAGCGTTGCCGCTGTTAACCAATTACTTATTGAGACAGGTATGAATCGTTTAAGTGCACCAGAACGAGTGGAGTACCAACCTGAAGTTGACTGGATTTCATACAGTCGTTTTGAACAAGTACCCTCATCAGTTTTACGCTCTCGCCATTTAGACGCTGACGTCGCTTTGGCACACGGAGTTAAATGGAACATGCTTAAGAAGGCATGGGTCATTCCGATTGTGTCACCACTCGGTGAACTTCTTGGGTGGCAAGAAAAAGGACCAGACTGGTTTAAGAATAATCCAGTGGGTATTAAGAAGAGCAGTACCTTGTTTGGCATTGAACGCTTTCAAGCACGCACCGCCATCCTTGTTGAGTCCCCTTTGGATGTAGTGCGCTTTGCATCTACCTTTGAAGGTATTCAGGCTCTTGCAACTTTTGGAGCGCACGTCAGCAAAGAGCAGATGACGATTGCATCTAATGTTGCAGAGCGCATCATCATTGCTATGGATCATGACAAAGCAGGAACAGAATCGGCTAAGACACTCTTAAGGTCATTGCCTCGCTTTCGCAACGGTATTTACTTCCTGCACTACGCACACACTGATGCCAAAGACATTGGTGATATGACAGACGATGAGATTGACATTGCGGTCACCAAGTCCTCAGTAGTCCCTTGGTGGATTGCATGACGTTTAATGGCACTCTTTATCCTTTTCAACAGGAGGCAATGGAAAGAATGGCTGACCGTGGTCAGATGCTCCTTGCCATGGTCATGGGTGCTGGTAAGACTCCGACAACTCTGTCAGCAATAGAAAAACTTATGGCTGATGGAGAAGTCAAACTTACTGCCATTGTGGTTCCGTCTTCTTTAAAGTATCAATGGCTTCATGAGATTAAGAAGTTCACAGACTCTAAAGCCATTGTCATTGATGGTTCTAAAGCAGCACGTGCTCCTCTTTGGCGCATGGCACATATGTGCAAGTACGTCATTGTCAATTCCGAATTGCTTGTCAAAGATGAAGCAGAGTTTAAAGCACTCTCTTGTGATGCAATGGTGATTGACGAAGCAACTATTATTAAGTCACCTCGTGCAAAGCGTTCTCGCTTACTTAAACGCTTAGGCGCTCGTTGCCACTACCGCTTTGCTCTGACAGGACAACCTATTGAGAACAAACCAGAAGAATTGTTTTCTATTATGGAATTTGTTGACAAGACAGTGCTTGGTCGTTTTGATATCTTTGACCGCACTTTTATTGCTAGAGACCATTACGGTAAGCCCGTCCGTTACCGCAACTTAAAACAATTACAAGACAGCCTTAAAGAGTCCATGGTTCGCAAGACTCGTGCAGACATTGCTGACCAGTTGCCTAGTGTCATTCACCAAGTTGTTCCTGTTTCTTTTGATACCGCAGGATCCATCGCTTACCAATCCATTGCCCGTGACTTACTCAACGAGATTCAAAAAGCAATTACTACACATGGTCGTGGTTTTGATTTGTGGTCCCACTACAACGGCAGTGATAAAGGTGGAGAAGCACAAGGGCAGATCATGGCTCGCCTTACCATCCTTCGTATGCTCTGCGACAACCCTTCATTGGTGTTTGAGTCTGCACGGCAGTTTAGAGAAACTCGGGGCAGCACAGGAAGTATGTACGCCAATAAAGTAACTACAAACGGCTGGCTCTCTGAAAGTACAAAAGCCCCCAAACTTAATGCAGTCATTGAATACATGACCGACATCTTGTCAGGAGAACCTGACAGTAAGATTGTGCTGTTCTCCTTCTTCAAACGTAACTTGAGGCTCATTCAGGAGGCTATGAACTCCACTACCAATAGCGTTCTTTTCATGGGCGGTATGAATGCTGAGGAACGAGATGCCGCTAAACAGCAGTTTGCCAAAGACCCCAATACCCGTCTATTTCTCTCTTCAGACGCTGGTGGCTATGGCGTGGACTTACCTAACGCCAATTACCTCATCTCCTATGACCTGCCATGGAGTGCTGGAAAACTGGATCAAAGAGAAGCCCGCATCATCCGTCTATCCTCGGTACACCCCCACGTTACAATTGCATCCTTCGTTATGAAAGGATCCATTGAAGAACGCCAATACGAAATGCTTCAACAGAAGCGTGGAATTAATGAGGCTTTCATTGATGGAAACTACGACAGTCAAGGTAAGTTTGAATTAACTATCGGGACGCTTTCAGATTTTCTATCAACATCACACATATAAAGGAACAACATGGCAACTGTAAAACGAGAAAAACCAGAAACAGCAATCATTGCAAACTTTGACGAAGCGCATTTAGAGCGACTTGCTGAAGAGTTTAAGAAGTCTAAAGAGACTCTTGAAATCTTAGAGAAGCGTCACAATGACATGAAGAAGCAACTTAGTGAAGCCGTAGACACCTTTGGGTACTCCGATGACAAAGGACATAAGTGGCTAAAAGTTGGTAGCGCAGAACTCAAACGTGAGCGCCGTGTTTCTCGTTCCTTGGATGTCACCGCCGTAGAGCAATGGGCACGGGAAGGTGAGTACTGGGATGACATCAAAAAAGTGATTGAAGTTGTAGACGAAGATAATCTTGTTAAGTTTGCATGGGAGCACAAAGATCAATCCGATGTTGTAACTGCTTTCTATGTAGAGAAAGAGACATGGGCATTTAAAGCATGAAAGATAAAGCCCTAGAAATGTTTGGTGAGTTGCCTGACTTTCCAGGTAATCGTGCGCCCAAGAACAGACCTAACTCTAAGAAGCCCACAGACTCAAATATCACTGATCGCTTATATGGCGCTAAATCAAAATCGTACCGTATCAACGGTGAGCAAATAGAGATGTTTACCATTGGTCAATTAGGTAAAGTAATAAACCGCAAGCCTGTAACCATTCGTATGTGGGAATCTCGTGGTTGGATACCAAAAGCCACGTACCGCACGCCTAAACCAAGGGCTGCACAAATTCCTGATAAAAATATGAAAGGACGTAGGCTTTACAGTAGAACGCAGGTAGAGTTCCTGCTTCAAGCAACAACAGATTTCGTTCTAGATACTGCTAACGCAGACTGGGACGGATTTGCAAAACATACAGCAAACAATTATCCAAAATAAACACACAGAACAAAGGAAAAACAGATATGCCATTCAACGAATTTGAAGATGACGAGCAAGAATTCCAACCAGTAGTACGCAAGAAACCTTCCCAAGCAACTGGGAATACAGAAGTTACACGCAAACCACGTCCAGTAATCGTTCTTGAAGAAGACGGTGAGTCCGCACCAAAAGCCCGCAAGGTAGTTCGCAGTGGGTGGAGCGGTGTTGACTCCGTTAAGACTGGTGGCACCGATTACGCCGTTCGCTTGAAGTTGAGCGAAGAGACCCAGATCATCAAGTTCATTGGTGATGCCCCTTACGCTTCCTACGGTCAACACTGGTTGGAGCGCTCAGGTCAAAAGTCGTTCGTTTGCATTGGCGAAGATTGCCCACTATGCAAAGCAGGCAACCGTCCATCCAAGCGCCACGCTTTCAACGTCGCTCTGCTTACCGAAGGCGAAGACACAACGCTTCGTTCCTTGGAAGTTGGTCCTCGTGTTATTGACCAGTTGAAGAACTTTCACAACTCGGAACGCACGGGTCCTTTGGACAAGCACTACTGGGCGATCTCTCGCACAGGTAAGGGCGCCACTTCATCCACACTTCTTCAGATGGTGAAAGCCGCTGATCTTGAAGAATGGAACTTGTCCGCTATTACCGAGGCAGAAGCCATTGAGTTCAATGAGACTGCTTACAACGAGGACATCATCCAAGTACCAACTAAGCGTGACTTGATGCAAATTGCATCAGAAGAACTTGGCTACGACAACTAAGCCGTGCCTTTCCTTACTGAAACACTCACGGGGCGCCCAGCGCCCCGTGTTGTGTCCACCCTTGATGAGATACAAACAATTATTACAACTTGCCAAGAGGCAGGTGCTTTTGCCTTTGACATTGAGTCTCGTGGCATCCTTTCTCGCCATCCCGATGTGCTTGAGCATATTGAGAAGGATTGGAAACAGCACATCGCCAAATTGAAGAACCCTAGTCCTGACATCTCACGCAAAGCACGAGAAAAGGTAGAAAGCGATTACCTTAAGATGCTTGCCTTAGATCCTTTGCGTAACGAAGTCTTTTGGATTGGCATTGCTACCACAGGTATTTCTTGGGCTATCCCTATGGGGCATAGCCAAGGTTTCTTAGTTAGCCCCGAGGAAGTTGGTGATGGTACAACTACACCACCCGAGGGCTACCGCAAGATACTAAAGAACGGGCAAGAGTCCACAGCAAAGGCTCGTTACTTCATTCCTGCTGTATATGAAGAACCACCAACTCAATTATCTCGTTCTGTTGTGTTTGAGGCTTTGAAGCCTCTCTTCTTTAGTGACCTTACCAAGATTGGTCACAACGTAAAGTTTGATGCCCGTTCTATCAGCAAGTACTACGGTGAAGTACCCCCAGGCCCATATCGGGACACAATGTTGCTTCAGCATGCCATCAATGAGAACCTGATGTCTTACTCGTTAGAGAACTTGATTAAGCACAATTATGACAACCTAAACCCATACGCCAGCGAAGGCAAGTTGGGTAAGATCATTGATACTGTCCCCTTTGATATGGCTGCACGTTACGTGCACTTAGATGCACGCTGGACATGGATGCTTTACGAGCGCTTGGCTGGATACATCAAAAGCCAAGATGACCTTACCCGAGTGGTAGAGCAGGACTCTAAAGTGCTTCGTGTATTGATGCAAATGGAAAACGAAGGCATCCCAGTTGATCACCAGCGCCTCAAGCATCTTGGAACAGAGTTGGATGGCAAGATGAGAGACACACTGCTTGCCTTGTCCAAGTATGCACCTATTGGTTTTAATCCTGATTCCACAAAGCATAAGCAGGCTTTCTTATTTAACAAGAAGCGTGAAGGTGGACTGGGCTTAAAGCCTTTTAAAGAAACTAAAGGTGGCGCTCCTTCAGTAGATGAAGAGTCATTGCATCGGCTGGAGTCAAAGCATCCTGCGATTACTTTGCTTTTGGATTGGTCCGAAACGCAGAAACTTAAAACAACATATGTAGATGGGTTACTACCTAAGTTGTATAACGGACGATTGCACCCTTCCTTTCACTTGCACCGCACCGCAACGGGTCGCTTATCTGCGTCTAATCCAAACCTTCAGAACATCCCACGAGAGTCCAGTATCCGAAGTCTGTTTACTGCCCCCGACGGCTACACCTTGATGGTTGCTGACTACGATCAAATTGAACTCCGTGTTATGGCTATGTTCTCTAAAGACCCTGAACTTATCCACATCTTTAACAATGACATTGACATTCATGCTGGTGCCGCCGCACTCCTCTTTGGAAAGCCCGTAGAAGATGTGACCAGTGAAGAACGTCAGATTGGCAAAGGCGTTAACTTCCTTACTGCCTACGGCGGTGGTTATCAAAAACTGTCTCGCACCACGGGTATCACCGAGGAGCGGGCTAAGTACATGATTAACCGTTACTACGAGCAGTTCTCGGGACTAACTCAATGGAAGCGCCATGTCATATCACAAGCCCGTGGTAAGGGCTATGTAAAGACCCTGACAGGGCGTAGGCGTCGTTTACCCGACATTAAGTCTTTGGACGATGAGAAGCGCTCCAGAGCCGAGAGGCAGGCTATTAACGCCGTGGTGCAAGGCAGTGCCGCAGATATCTGCAAAGTAGCCATGATTGACATTGAAAAAGCCTTAGAAGGAACTGGTACTAAGATGTTGCTTCAGGTTCACGACGAAATCGTGACCGCAGTACCAGAAGACTCTTGGGAGACAGTTATGCCACAATTTATAAAAGCCATGGGAGATGGGGTCCTCCTTCGTGGAGTACCTCTACGAGTGTCCTGCAACGTTGCCCACAACTGGGCAGACGCTAAGTGATGACCGACATTGATAAGCGTAATTTCTATTTGATGCTTTCAGTTTCTGAGGGACAGACTTACGCCCACCAAATGGGTTTCTCACCACCATCAGTAGACGTTGAAGATGTAGAACTTGCAGACATCATGTCACGTTGGGGCGTTCTCATGGCTACAGATGTTTACAATGAAATTACCGAAGGTTCCCTTTGGTTTGCTGATTTTCTAGAAAAGTCCGATAAACTAATATCTCCCAAAGAAGAGATCATTTCGGTGTTCACTGTTTTTGGAATGGCTTTGCTAAATAAATTAATTGAGTCAGAAAAGATCCTACTTCTGTTGGATCAGTTTGAAATAGAAAGAGACGACGATGAGTGATTGGTGGGCAAAAAAGATTGCAGGAGAACGACCAACTCCTGAACGAACATACGCAACACCACCGACTTCCCCAGCCCTGCGTTTTCCTACGCCTCAAGCACAGCCACACAGACCATTGCAAGAAGGTGAACGCCAAGCAGTGCTTGATCCACAACGCCAACCTACAGAACAAATTGGAATGGGTGATGCCATCAGACTTTGGAAAGGTGGAGAAGCCGCACGTAAAGAAGGCAATATGTCGTGTCCTGAATGCGGAAGTAAAAACGTATTTAGTCGTGTGGGACGTGGTTCAAACAGTATGATCAACGGGGCACAGCCAGCACCACGTTGTTTTGAATGTGGCTGGAATGGTAAGTACGGACAAGCCGATCAATCAAGTTGGAGCGTTTAAATGTCAGATTACGAGAGCCTCAGATCCATTATCAATGCTATGAACAAGAAGTATGGTGAAGGGCATATCGTAAAAGGAAGTGACGTTCGCCAAGAAATGCCACGCATTACGTCGGGCATTCTTGCTTTTGACTTGATGCTTGGCGGTGGCTGGCCTGCTAACCAGTGGAGTGAAATCATCGGAGAAGAGTCATCGGGTAAGACCGCTCTTGCGTATAAAACCATTGCGGCTAATCAAGCGCTCAACCCCGACTTCTGCGCTCTTTGGGTTGCTGCTGAAGAGTACGTCCCTGACTATGCCAAGTCTCTTGGTGTAGACCTTGACCGTTTGTGGGTTGTTGAAACCAACATTATGGAACATGTTTACGATCTTGTTATCAAGACACTAGACAACCGTGCTGTAGACCTCATTGTTATTGACTCTCTTCCAGCGCTAGTTCCTGGTGATGAGTCAGAGAAAATGATGGAAGAGTTCACTGTTGGTTTAGGCGCACGCCTCACAGGTAAGTTCTTCCGCAAGTCTTCTAAAGCGCAAAAGCGCTCCTTGATCCATGATGAACGAGAGTGCACAGGATTAATGATTAACCAATGGCGTGAAAAGATTGGTGTGATGTACGGAGACAACCGTACGACCCCAGGTGGCAAGGCTAAGAATTTCCACTACTTCTCTCGTGTAGAGGTCAAGCGTGACGAATGGATTAAAACTAAAGATGAGACAGTAGGTCAAACTATTAAGGCTCGCACCATTAAGAACAAGACTTACCGACCACAACAAGTGGCTGTCGTGGATTACTACTTTGCTCCAACGCAAGGTTTTGATCGTGGTGACTTTGACACTACAAAAGACGTTGTTAACATTGCTATTGCATATGACTTGATTACCCGTGCAGGCGCTTACTACTCTTATGGTGAACAGCGTTGGCAAGGTAAAGATGCAGTTCTACAGTCCGTGCGAGAAGACACAACCCTTCGTGAAGGGATCACCAAAGCCGTCTTTGAGAAGTTTGGATTGGCGTGATCTTTGGTGGGGACGGTACAGACCGCAAAGCGATCAACAAGAAGTCCAAGCGCCAAGAGCAACGCTCTGCCAAGTCCTACAAGGGATCACGCAACGCAGGCTCAGGATCAGGTTGGCTTCGTAAGAATGACGTGCGCACTGCTGACATCCTCATTGAAAACAAGTTTACGACTAATGAAACTCAGATAACTCTTAAGCACAAAGATCTTGCAGAACTCATTGAGCGTGCCATTCTGGAAGATAGGCTCCCTGTATTACAGTTTGACTTACATAACCGACGCTATGTTGTTCTTACTGAAGATGACTTCCTAGAAATGAGTGGTTTAAATAATGACTGAAACACCATGGCACCTCCAAGAGTACAAGAAGGCGCTTACTGCTAAAGGTAAGGTTGTGCCTCTCGTACAAGGTTTGCTTATTCAACAACGCCTTGATTCCAACCGTGACACTCTGCATCTGCACCCTAGTGAAATCTCTAAGAAAGATTGGTGCCCACGCTCATCTTGGTACACCATCAAAGGCTACAAAGGCATTGAAGACAAGTTTGGCTTTCAGCGTTTAAACGTATTTGCTGAAGGTCATTCCATCCACTCCAAGTGGCAGAATTGGATTAAAGACTTAGGTTTTCTTAAAGGTATGTGGCAGTGCTCAAATACTATTTGTAACCACAAGTGGGAAGACACCTCCCCTAAAGCCTGCCCAAGTTGCGGTATCCCGTATCCGCTATATCGGGAAGTGCCTGTCACTAATGAATACCATCGGATCCTTGGACATGCTGACGGTATTGTAGATACAGGTAAAGAGCCGCCATTCTTGATTGAACTAAAGAGTGTGGGCGCTGGCACCGTGCGTTACGAAAGTTATGACATCTTTAAAGATGCTGACGGTAACCCCGATGAAATGTGGAAGCGCATTAGGCAACCCTTCCCATCACATGTCCGACAAGCCATGCTCTACATGTACTGCACGGGCATACACACCATGGTTTTTATCTATGAATGGAAAGCCACCCAGGACGTAAAAGAGTTTGTGGTGCATTTCCAGCAAGAGTTAGTAGATCCTATTTTGACCGCTTGCGAAACGGTTACCAAAGCGCTAGATTCATCTATCCCACCTATGCGTCCTGCATGGGTGAACGATTCAGACCACAAAACATGCAAGACATGCCCACACAAAAAGACATGCTGGAAGGAAGACAATGACAACACGAACTATTACACGACCAGAGCCATTAACACAGACAACACAGACACAAACGACAGCGCAAGCGCAGTTCAGCAAGAAGTTCACACTGCCACCACGCCCGACATCGGAGATTCCACAGTTACCCGAGTATCTGGACGAGTTATCCGACGCTGAACTTATGTCCCTTTACGGGGAACTCATGGCGTGGGTTTCTTACGCTAAAGCCGAGTTAGTTACAGCAGAGATTGACGAAGAGCGCCAAGCCAACAATTGTCGCATCATTGAAGCGCAGATACTGATCGGTCAATGGGGAGACAACGCTAAAGGTGACACCGTCACACTTGCTAAAGCACGCCGTGATGTTGACCCTCGTGTAATTGAGCAGCAAGAAGCGCACCTCAACACTCGTGCTTACCGCAAGATGGTGGACTCAGTATTTGAAAGATGTGAGCGAAGCGCTCAAGTGCTCTCCCGAGAACTGAGTAGACGTATCAGTGTGGCTCCACAAGAGCGCCGTCAACACAGGTACCTTCCGTGACAATCTCACTTTTGCGGAATCAGGCTCTTGGGTACATCCCCCCAACACCCCTGACTCCAGTGTTATCGGATTCGGTTACATCCACAACTCACGAACTTCTTTTCAGCGTTGCAAATTTCCTTGGGCATCCTGTTGGGTATCTGCAAGAGCAACAAGGAAACCTTGTTCAAAACATTCTGCCAAACCCAAAGACAGAGTATTCACAGATATCCACATCCTCTAAAGTCAACTTAGATTTACACACCGAGTCATGTTTCCATCCATACCTTCCAGATTACGTTTTACTTTTGTGTTTGCGAGGTGACCCTGCTGCTGCAACTACTTATGCCGACCTTGATGACATCCTTCCTGACTTAAGCGACAAGAGCATAGAGATACTTAAACAACCCTGGTTTCGTACTTCTGTTGATGAAAGTTTTAGAACTAACGGAGAGCCTGATCAACCAAGAGACCTTCCTGTTCTATACGAACTACCAGATGGTACGCACCGAATAAAGTATGACAAAGCCGTCATGGTAGGTCTTTGGAAAGACGCCGTATCGGCTTTAGAAGAATTAAACGAAGTTATTGAGAAGCACACCTCAACAGTTATTCTTCAAACAGGAGACTTACTTGTTATTGATAACGCCACAACGGTGCATGGTCGCAGACCTTTTCAAGCCCGCTATGACGGTACAGACCGTTGGTTACAACGTGTCCTCGTACGTAAGAGTGTTAAAGATATGCCTCACAAACATTGCACTAAAACAGGTTACTTAATCATTACTAAATACACGGAGTAAGTATGTCTAAAGATGAAATGCCGTTAAGTGAAACTGTCCGCCTCATGGCTGACGTCATCAGAGAAGGAAAAGGCAGAGTTCAAGTTAACTTTGAGCCATCTTTTCTTTATGAAATTGCTAATGTCTTGTCACACTACGAAGATTGGGAATGGGAGTTTGGTAATGGGCAACAAGAATAAAGCCAAAGGCACTTCTTATGAGGTCTTGGTTCGTGACCACCTCATTGCTAACGGCTTCCCTAATACGCACAGGACAGCCCTTGCAGGCGGATTAGACTCTGGAGACTTGCACGGTATACAACGACCAGACACTCAACGCAAAGTCTGTGTGCAATGTAAGAATGACAAGTCCTTCAATATCAGTGGATGGCTTAATGACACTGTAGAGCAAGCAAAGCGTTTGAATGACGCTGTTCCTGCACTGGTTGTGAAGAGGAAAGGTAAGGGGGAAAAAGCACTGGGTGAATCGTATGTTGTGATGCGCTTAGATGACCTGATTGAACTCTTAAAGGAAGCAAATTACTCCTAAACTTTGTGAACAATATAAATAACTTGTTCTATTAGGAGTCCTACAATGTCACAAGAACTACACACACCTATTGACGATATCTTAAAAGTCTCAGGAAGTAGTAACCCACAAAGTGTTGGTTCTATTCTTGCTCGTGCGGTTAACGCAGGGCAAGCACCCAAGATGCGTGCTATCGGCGCCAGTGCTGTCAATCAAGCAGCCAAAGCAGCAGCAATCGCCCGAGGCTTTGTTGCCCCACGTGGTATTGATCTCACTTATATTATCGGCTTTGATGATATTATTGGAGACAACGGAGAAGCCATCTCGGCTATCTCATTTAAACCAGTCGTGAGGTAGTAATGGGTATCTTTAATAAACTTCGTGGTGGCAGTGGCGGTTATACAGGACAGCCACCAGCAAAAGCACAATTCGGTGGCGGTATGCCTGGACGTCTCCCTCCTGGTCCCCCTGCTCGTCCAAGTACAAAGGGTGGACTTCCTCCTATATCAACGATGAGCCAAGCAGACAAAGATAACAAAGGCATTCAACTAAAGATTCAGAGTACTCGCATGACAGCCGATCAACATCGGATGAGTGGTGGGCATGCAAGTGCTGACACCTACTATCGTAGAGCCGATGAGATGGAAAGTCGTTTGAAGCAAGGCGCTCCTCAACTTGACGATAACGCAATGTCTAAAATTAGACCATCACAAAACTTGCGTGATACGCCAGGAAGTGGTTGGGGACGATCCCTGTAAACAATGGCTCGTAAAAAGCACTTTCACGCAGGCAAGTCACCAGATGGCAAAGACCTAGTATGGAATGGATCAGCGTTTCAGGCAAAAGAATCCTTTAGTTCGGCTCCTGATTCACAGCCATTCAAGATTTGGGATATGCCCAATATGTCACGAGGTAGCGCAGAGCCAACAGAACGAATAGTTCCTGAAGTGCATACCCCTGCACGAGCACCTGGAACCAACGGTCCAGATGACAAAGGCTATGAGGCAAAACTTACCAGCAG